ATTGGCATACCATCCCAGGTCCCGATTCAAACGCAAATTTGTGATTCTGTATCAAACGAATCAGTGGAAGATAGTATTGTCGCACGACAATTGTGAAATGTAGAGGGGAAGCAGTAAAAATCCTTGAATCTCCGTTCAAGGCTTTCTCCTCCGAAATCGGTTCATCCTTAGCCTTAGCCACGAACATAGGAAGAGCAGTAACTCCACTGTCGTAGCAAGAGTAAATATGATCGATCATCTCCTGCACTTCAGGGACAACATCGTACAGCAATTTATCCTTCTCCACTCCGATGATTTGCAATAGATCACGCTTGGATCGATACCAAGGGGATCCGGCACTTGTGCTCATGTCGATCGAGTTGACAAATGAAACACCATCTGCACCGTTGATTGCCGTGATCCGGTCATATGGTTTGATAGGATCATGCGGAATTTCCTTCCAAATGTCTTCAAGAAAAGCCCGAGCGCACTCCTTGATGGTTTCTGGATCCAAACCATCTGGTATTTGGGCAAGGTCCACCAACGCTCGGTAGTAAGGTCGCCAACCCAAATCAGGTGCCACTTTGTTGGTCGAAAACCCCCTGTCCTCCCAAAATGAACGCGTCAAACTTGAGCACACCTGCGAAGTATAGTTGGGCCGAAAACCAGCGTTTGAACCATAACACCGCACCATACCTTGTTCCAACCAATGTACAGGGCTCTTGTAATGAACAGGTCCAACCTTGAATTGCGTCTTGGTCGTACTAATTCGAGCACAGCCTTGAGCCACACATGGCATAGTACCCTCATACACTCGCTCCGAGCATTGAGCCACCAGCTGGCTGACGCACACCTGATCCACTGGGGCACAAGAACTCGTCCCTTCTTCTGAAAAAAAGTGAATGCAAACCAACGATCGTAGATCCTGCGGCGGTATGCAAGACCAATGGAGATCCGCACTCACCCATTTGCATCTCCACTATTGGCATTCCTCGCCAGAAGTCCTCATACTCAGGATGTTTTGGGTGCAATCCCGGTTGTCGCATTCGCGCTGCATTGTGCACAGGTACACACCGCGCTTCTCCGCTTTTATCTCGCACTATATACTCCCCATCCAGAGCTGCTCCCTTACTATACGATGGGGGCATCATTTGGATACTATTCGGCTGGGGAGCAACGTTAGCGACATAAATGACGGCCAAATCTCGTTCCTTTGAAACCACACACTGCTTGAAGGAAACCCTCGCGCCTATTCTGTTGGGTGATACGTTTTGATCTGGAAACTGAAACAATGAGATCTTGAAGTCCACTGGAGGCAAATTGTGGGCATTCAAAAGGAAAAAATGTCCCTTAAGTGCCAACACGCGAAAGGCCTTCCCTTTCTTCTCTCCATCAACTTCATACTCCGTCTCGGCATAGTAACAACACTTGGCTGCACACCTACGAAACCTATCCCCTCCTTCTTGATTCGTCGTGCGAGAGTATTGTGAAACTGGGACCTCAAAGGTGGGGAAGTCCTTGCGTCGCCAGACATCTGGACGCTCTTTCTCCAAAGGAGTCGGTTTCTCAAAGTCATCACCCTGTTCCACCACCTCCCTCTTCTCTGGTCGCGTCGCATAAGCTATGGCCAATGATGTACCAACACCAATAGCCAAAAGGGCAACCACACCTACCAGAAATTGCGGAGTACAAACCGCCTCAGCAGCCCTACGGCCAAGATCTCGCCAGTACTCCAAGGTATCCACCGCAAACGCGCGACAACGCTGGAAAAAATTAACGGTTTCTGCAAAAGCTGACCCAATCGTAGCGGCAGGAGCCATGATACCGGATGCTGTTGCAGCAGTCATTACTTCCGTCACTGAGGTGGCAGCACGAACAACCGGATCAACTGTGCTGGT